CCTTCTTGACCCATCGAAAATTGTTTACTTTTTTCTATATAAGTACCAGGCTTTAAAGCATTAGCTATACCTGCTAGACCTTGTGCAACTCCTGCCACTGTATCAACTATGGGTTTTAATACATTGCCTTCTCCATCGCCGAAAGCATTATTAACTGAGTATGCAGCATCCGTTAAATAGGGAAAATAATAGTTAAATCCTGTACCTTCGGTAGCATATAACCCTTCATAAGGCTTTAAAGCTTGTGGTAATCTTCTAAACCCTCCAGCTTGTTGTAGTTGATCCCACATACCCGTTATACTATTTTTAGTTTCAGAAAATAGTTGCGATTCGCTTTGCTGTGATACTGCTTCTCCTGACTCAGTAGTGTCCTCACCGCCTTCATCTGCTCCGCCTATACCTAAAGTTTTACTAACAGCCCCTAAAGCTGTACCTGCTGCATCTACTGCAGCTCCTACTGCTGCATATCCTGTTTCTACACCAGCATTAATTGAATAATTTAAGTTACTTACTAATGAATTGTAAAGAATTCTGTATTCAACCATTTGAATAGCGGGTACATCATGTCTAGATGACTTTGGACTTACTGTCCATGGAAAATCATTAATTACATCTATTGGAGAAGTAAGAGGATCTTCAGAAGTAAATGCTTTGTACTGTAATAAACTATTTAAATTACTACCTTGGGATAGATTACCGCTACCAGGTCTTAAAACTGGTAAATATTCACTGTCGCTAAATCTTAAACTCCATAGATTCTTAGAACTCATACTAATATTTAATAAGCGGCACCTGCTTGTAAGGACCTAAGACGAGTATCATTTTGCATAATAGTAGTATTTTGAGATATAGCGCTTCCGCTAGCTATATTTTGTGTATTTTCTACTAAAGCTGTTAATAACTCTATTATAGCTAAATTATCTTGACGTAATTTTTGAGCTTGTTCATCAGACATATTAACCATAGTTTCGAGAGCTTTATTTTGCTTTTTAGTTTCTTCTAATTGCTCTTCACCGCTTTTTTCCATATGTTCTAATGCTTCTTTTTCAGGTGTTTTAGTACTAGCCATAGCTGATTGACCATTTACATTTTCAGCTTCTGATATTTCTTCTACATCCTCGTCTCCACCTTCATCCTCGAATCCGGGGACACCTAAAAAGTCTGCTACTTTAGATCTTAATGCAAAGCCAAATAATCTTTTTGGTACTATTTTTAAAACTGCACCGAATATTTTATTTTTAAGAGTAACAAAGAATTTTTTAAATGAAAACTTACCGTCGTCGCCGGTAGCTTCAGCTTTAGCTTCGCTTACCATATCAACAACATTTTTAATAGCAGCAAACAATGGAGTACTTTCTACAATTTTCATTGCTCCACCTTTAAAGTCGCCACCTATCATCATTTTTACCCCATCAACAAATCCTAGCAAGTTTTTAATTGGAAAGCTATTTTTTATTTTATCCATTATTTTACCAAAAAATTCTTTTAGCATATCACCTTTAGTTTGCCCTTTTTCTGCTGCTTTTGCAGCTTTAACATCTAAAAATGCATTTAATATATCTAATCCAATACCTATACCTGTACCAACGCCTGGGAATAAAGTAGCTATACCGGAAGCTAAATCTATCATACCACCAATTAGATCACCATTTTTAAATCTACTATAAGCAAATCCCCATGATATAAGAGAACCTATTCCGGGTATTCTTTTTAATACAGGTTTTAAAAATTTACCAAAAACTTTAGTTATGGATGTAAAGAATCCTTTTGCTCCTACTTTTCCCATAATTTTACCTATGGGCTTAGCTACTAATTTAGAGAAATTTTTTATAAAACCACTAAGCCCCTTACTGAATGGTTTTAAAGCTTTACTAAAACTCTTCATAGCTAATTGTAGACCGCCCTTTCCAAGTATTTTCATAATACCTGTTAATGGGCCTCCTGCATCTTTAAGTCCTTTAAATAATGCAGCTAAACTACCAGCAGCTAATATAGCTGGTAAGATAAGTTTAGCTAGACCTCCAAGTCCAGACTTATCTTTACCGTCTTTACCGTCACCACCTTCACCGTCACCTCCACCTAACCGAGTTAGATCTTGCTCAGCTTTTCTACCAAAATCAGTAACTATTACAGGCTTAGCTTTTTCTACTACCTGTCTTGGTTTTTTTCCACCATCTGTAGATTGATTACCGCCTTGACCAGTGGTTTTTTCTAGTCTCTCTAAACGAGCATCCATATTCGTAGAGACTTTTGTCATTAATGCTAGTACTTCAGCCAATGTTCTATCGGTTGCCATACTATTATTTAAGGTTTAAACTAAAGTATAAACAAGTTTGGTGTAATTTCAATTGTTTCGTCACCTGTTATAAATTTTGCATATTTAGCTTCAAGGTCACGTGTTTTGTTTATATATTCAGTAATTTTAGCAAATATTTTAGTATCTATCTTTTCAAGAATCTCTACACTTTTATTAATATTATCATGAACAACTAATTCAGCTTCATTTATCTTAATACGAGTAATAAATTTTGTTATTTCATACACATATAAATCGCTAATTAAATTTTTTAATTTATTTTCATTTAAATTAGAGTTTTTATATTTGTTTAACAGTATTTTGTTAATTTTTTCATCTAATTCTAAACTCGGAGCCGCTACTTGAAAGGTAAAATTATCTTCAAGAATTTCTTCAGGCTCTAGTTTTTCATTAATTTCTTTATTTCTATTAATAATGTCTTTCAAGTTAATTTTACTACCATCATCAATTTCAACTTCGTTATTAAGATAATTTCTTAATGCTAAAGCCATTTGAACCCTATCGACGGTATTAAAATTATTAATATTATCGTCAATAATATTTTCTTTTAATATACTATAAAAAATAGTATTAAAGAATAATACTGCTAATGTTTCATCTCCTGCTGATTCAATTATTTTTTTCTGCTGTGCAAGAGTTAGTGGTGAAAGTTTTACTCCTGGCTTAGTTAAAGTATCTAAAGTTACTACTGCTTTATTACTTTTAATCTCATTTAAAATATCTTGAAACTTATCTGACATAAAAATATTTATATAACTTGTTTAAAATAACAACTACATTGACGGTTCTTCACTGCTCTTAGAATCTTTATTTTCTTTAGCTAAGTGGTTTAAAAATATCTTTAATTCAGGATATGTATATAAAGAGAAATCACTAGATCTTAAATTTAAAAATCTTATACAAGTATATTCAAACTCTAAAAGTTGAAATAAATCTTCATAAAAAATATTTCGTATAAAAGCTAAAGTATCATCATGTGCATATATAGAAAATTTTATATCATTTCCAAATATTATTTTTCTTTGAGCAAAAGTATCTAGTATTTTTCTATATATTTCTGTAATTGGTATATCTAATTCTGAAATTAATTCAGTCTTTTCTTGTAATGTCAAATCTTTAATATCTTTATCGCATATGTTTACTAAGCAGTCAGCCAAAAATGTATCTAAATCTTTAGATTTAAACATAGTCGGTGATTCAAATATTAGTTTAGTTGAGTTAAATTCAAACTCAATAGGCGTGTCATCATAGTTATTATTCAACAATGAACTTAAATTCATAGTACTTTGAATACCATTAATAGTTGTATTAAGTTCATTACCTAATATAGTATTTCTTAATGAGATAATAATAAGAAATTTATCTATGATATTAAGTCGTCCTTCAGTTTTTACTAAAGTATTAATAATTTGATCAATACAAACTTCAATTGATGCTGGGTCATTACTAACCAACATTTTACATATATTTTTATAATCTAAAAAAGAAGGTTCTAAAAATTTTGCTTTGCCGTTGGGTACATTAACAGATAAAAAGTTATTAATCACTAAAATAATTTATCTATAAGATCAGGTAATGGCAAATATAGGTTATCTAAAACCTCATAATGTGAATAATTCCAGTTACTTGCATAGACCTCCATTTGCTCAGCATCATAGGTTAAATTTCTCGATGCTACGCTAGTAGGTAAACAATTATAAAATCTCCATACCTTACGAGGTATCTGTGATAGATTTTGATATGATCTAGTAAATTGTAAAATTGTAACGTTAGTAGTAGGATTTAAATTAGGATTATTATTTCTATCTCTCTTTACTAAGCCTGCATGAGAACCTAAAATAACCCATGGTCTTATAACACTATCTATAAATGAAGCATTAGTTTCTCTAAACTCTAAAGTAAGTGGAGCGAATTGATCTCTTTTACCAGATATTCTACCCGGTACAAATCCTCTATTATTTTCTATTTCAGCTACAGTAGTTTGCTGCACATCATCAGGTATTTGAGCTCCTTGAGCAAAAATACAACCAACTATTCCTTGAGCGGGGTAGGAAGTTAAAAATGCTTTAGCTCTATCAATATTAAAGCCTCTTCTATCACCGCTTACTCTTTCTAGCTCCTGTAATACTTCGGTATTAAGCCCTATAGGAAAATTATCAAATAATATTATATATTGTGTTCTTAGGGGTATAGCTCCGACCCAAGATGACATTGAAGTGATAAAATAATCTCTAAAACTAACTAAAGGTACACCAGGTATATTAACTCCAAATAATTGAATATTAGGCTGTGCTAAAGATCCACCAAGTACACCTCTTGTTAAGTTAGAGATTCCTTGAGTTACATTATTAATTGCGTTGAGAATACCCATATAGTAATATTTAAGCAAAAAAAAGCCGTACGACAGCACGGCTTTAAAGTCTATTAAAAGTTTTACTAAGCAGTTTTTCTATAATAGTGGTAAGCTACCTGAACTGTAAAGTTTTGCTCTGTACCAGCTTCAGTAATATTATATGTAAGTGCACCAATATTTCTAATACTAACACCTACTAATTGATATTGCGAAACTCTTTCTAATTGTTTATCTAGTTGTACAAGATCTATAACTGAACTAGCCTTAGGTGCAAAATAATTACCTGTAGAATCTTCATCGTTAAATGTATCATTTATAACTTGTTGAAATTTATTATAAAGATCATAAGATTCATCAGCTCTAAAAGCTAATTCATATGCTTCAGAACCGGGATAGTTAACAGTACCTGGAATATTAAAATTTAATCCCATATAAGGTACTGCAACATTAGTAATGCTCTTAGCGGGTAAAGATGCAGTTGTTGCATAAACTAAATCCTCTTCTCCTATCGTAACATCACTTCCATCTCCAAAATCAATGTTTAAGACTCTGAAAAGGTTAGTTCTTGCAAAGTCTTTTACTTGCGCCTGTGTATAGAAGTCCTGTATTGTTTGTCTAACGTCTGCCATAACTAATAATATTTAATCCTTAACCTACTATTTCATTGAAGTCTGTACCAGTTCTTGTTGCGTAGAAGTTAACTAAGATAAATTCTGCTGCTCGTACTGGCTTCAAGTAAATGTCTATAACTAATTCATTCTGATCAATAACTTCAGGAGTATTATTTCTTTCATCACATACAATCAAGTAATCATAAACACCTTCTGTATTTTTAGCATTTTCAAAAATAGGAGTTAGAGTATTAATAATTCTAGTTCTAGTTAATAATGTATTAGGTTCAAATAAGAAATATTTTACTGTATTACGAGTCGCTTTTTCTAAATTTAAGAACAATCTTCTAACATTTATTCTATCGAATGCTGTAGGAGCTGATTGCAAAGTCTTTTGACCAAAGGTTACAAAACCATCGCCAGGGAAAAATGCTACTGGGTTTACTGAGATTTTATAAAGTTGATCTCTTTGCTTTTGTTTAGGATATAATGCTATATCATTAACGCTACCTACTCTACCTCTAGTAAATCCTGCAGGTGCAAACCATGGCTGGAAGTTAGCATCAGTATTAGCCATTAATTCAGCTGCAGTACCAGAGAATGGTACCCATACTTGATCATCTAATACTTTATCATATACCTTAGTCCAACATGCATATGTAGTTGAATAACTTGAATTTAAAAGCGTTGTAAAGGCTTGTATAGGCTTCTGAATATTCAATGAAAAATTCTTATCTTGATCATCTAGAGTCTTAAAGTTTGCACCTTGGATAAAGATCTGACGTGGTAGGTCAGCAATAAACAGGTGATCTTTTCTTCTCTTTTCAGCAAAATCGTTAAACTTATTATAAATCGTTTTCCAGTTATCTCTATATGTTTGAGCTAATGAATCGATATTCTGCACATCAGAAGTATAGAATCCTGAAAGTGAATTAATAAAAGTTAATTCGTCGTAATATTTACCGTCACCATTCTCTTCTCTGCCTGCATTAATAGTACCTAAGCCAGCCTCAATAGTAAGATCAATATCAAATGTGTCTGGATTTTCTACTGTATCAAGCAATCTATCGAGTTTAGAAGGTATACTACCTAAATCTTTTTGAGCTGCTTCAAGATTAGCATTAGCATATGTACCAATAGTAAATAGTGCATCTGCATCTTCTGCTGATGCTCCTAGCAACGCACCGGTAAGGTTAGTTACTAGAGATAATTGACGCTCTGCATCTAAATTATTATACGTAGTTGTTGGTACGTAAGCTGCTGACAACAATGGCCAGTTTGTATCAATTAAAGTTTCAGTACTAAATCTTTTACTTGCTAATCTAATTTTATTAATTGGAGTACCGTCTAACTGCAAATATGTTTCTCCGTTTCTATGAGAGAGATTCTCATTAACAAGCAATTTAATATTAGGAGACTGATCTTCAGCAAAACCTAAGAAGTAACTTCTAGCTGCTCCTCCTGTCTGACTTTGTATTTGTCTATGGAAGTCTAAAGAACCTACATAACTTTCAGATAAAATATAGTCTAGCTTAATAACATCAGCTGCAAACACTGATTGTCTAAGTTTAAACAAGCCTACTGAAAGAACATCATCGTAATTTCTGCCTTCAATTTCAAACTCAGTTAAGTTTTCCATTATTTCAGAAATAGAGTCGCTGTCTTGACCAAAAGTATTAGTTAATGCATCATTTTGCGCTGAAAGAGCAAAATTAAGTCTAGCTTCTGGTAATGTTAAATAATCTGTAGTAGAAATAGCGCTTGCTGCAATAGTATTAGCCGCTAATATAGCATCAAAATCAGTAGCGTCATTCATGTTAGTGTTATCAGTTAGTCCTGCATAAAAGCCTTCAAACTTACTATTAACAGTAGTCTGACCTTTATTCAATACAATAACTGCTGCACCACCAAGTGTACTTGAACCGCTTAAGTTAGCTGCTGATAATGCTGTGTCTTGCCATGTATAAGCATTACCTGTAGAAATATCATTATACTCTTGCTGAGTTAATTCTAAGTGTACTGGTTTACCAAGAATAAAATTTGTAGCTACTGGTACACCATTTTCAGATGTAGCAGCTGCTCCATCAGCAGCTGAATATGCTTGAGAAAATGTACGTGTTTCAACACCAGTACCTGATAAGGCAACAGCTCTTACTAATGGATAAGCTAATGCTCCATAAGCGTTTCCAAAACCACCACCTGTTCCTTCGCCATATGGTAGTCTATAGGTTAAAATATTTGCCGGTGAATTAAACATCGGTCTTACTGAATGGTAGAAATATCTCTCTGCAGGGGTTGTTGGTAGTCCGTAAATTTGTTCAAATTCACTTAAGCTTGTAACTTGAATAACTTCATCTGTTGGACCTTTATCCGCAAATCCTGCTGCTAAAACTGTAGTACCGACCGGTAAATTAGGTCTGAGACTCAAATCTATTTCATTTATTTCTACACCTGGAGATTGAATTGTACGTGCCATATTATTATTTATAGATTCTCGATCGAAAAATCATACAATCATGGCGTATCATTTGATATAAGATCAACAAGCAGTTGAGAGAATGCAAACTCGAAAGTTGTTTCAAGTTCTGCTTCAGTTCTATAGGTCCAGTTAATTGCTCCTAAGCTTACTGGAAATGCTTTTTTATATGTAAATTTTGCTATTTCTTTATCAAACTCATCTTTTGCATATAAAGTAATATCAGTCTGATACTCTTGAGGAGGAGTTAGAGACCTGTCTTTTCGTCTTGATCTAGTTGGAACTGTAGGAGTTTCCATAAGGTTGTTAGAATCGTAAACTGATTCTTTTTCATTGTTAAGAATATCTAACCATTTATAAAGTATCCAATAATTATTAAATCTACTATCAACTGTAAAATTAACTGTTATATTAGGATATGCGGGTCTAGAATGAGATGAAATTTTGAATGACTGACCAGCATAAGGTTGAGTAACTTCCGGTACTTGAATACTTGGAATAACTGCCCCGTACACTGAAAATTGTAGTGCATCGTGAATAATTTTTGTACCTCTATGCTCTCCCAGATTACCAGTACTAATATTCATTAATGCTGGTGGTAGCGTTATAACCATTAGAAATTTATCTAATCTTTGCTTATTAAGCTGTGCCTGGTTCATTTGTGTCGTCATATTATTTTAAAGGTTTAAATCCTAACTCTATAAGTTGATCTAAATCAGATGAATTATTTTGAGCATTACCTATTATAATAGGTGGTACGTCAACATATGCATCTTCTCTATTTTCATTACTATATATAGATGTAGGGTTCATGAAATATTTAATCCCATAATCGAATTGTCGTAATTGTAATGGTTTATTATTTGCATCAGTCTGCATTATTTCAAAATATTTACCTACTACATCATCATCTAATATTATTAAATTCCATATAAGAGCCATTACTCTATCGTCATGATAACCTGCACCTCGTTTAGCAGCCCAAGTACCGTTTGGATATCTAATAAAATCTCTTAACTCTTTTACTAAGTTTACATCTCTAATATGAACACTTTCAAGTTCATTAACCCAGTATCTCATATTAATAACACCCTTATATTTTGTATTAGTATGAGCTATAATACCTAACTGACCTTTAGCTCTACCAGCAGTAGACGCGCCCCATGATACTAAATTTTCATAATTATGATTCTTTCTAAGACCATCTACAACCTGAGCTCCACAATTATTTCGTTCAATACAGGCTAAAGGACTACCCCAATGTTGCAATATCTCATAAACTTTTTCAACAAAATTAACTGGTGATATATTATTATTATGATATGTAGCAACCTGCTTTATATTAGTAAGATCAGTATAATCAAATACTTGTACACTTGAAGCATCAGCACCTACACCTTCTGAAGTATCTACGCTTGCTATATATATACGGTCAGATTGCGGCTCTTCCCAGAGTAGATATGAACCTTCATCAAATTTAAATTTAGGTTCTTCAATATTTTGCATTAACTTAGCGAAAAGCTCTTCATTCAATGAACTTTCCCCTGAATCTAAAAACTCGCAATTAAACTCTTGATTAAAGGCTTCCATAGAACCTATAGAGGCTATAGTATCGCGTTTCCATATATCATCTCTACCAGGTATCTCATTCCACAAAATTTTATCACTTGCCCAGTTTGAGGAACCATTCTCTGCAGCTTCATATAATCTATAAAATAAATTACCCGTACCGTTAGCAGTGGAAGCTATGAATATTTTAGATTTTTTAGATGAGGAAATAATTGGATAGACCGATTTCCAGAATTCATCTACTAAATGTGGTTCGATAAATGCAAGCTCATCTAAGATAAGAACATTAACAGATTGACCACGAGCTGCAGTACCAGTAGTAGTTGATATACCTATCCGTGTACCATTAGCCAACGTTACAGATGTTTTACCATACTCTCTAACTCCAGGCTTTAACCAATTAGGTAATTCCTCATATGCCATTCTTATTCTTTGCATTATTTCAATAGCTGTACCTTCTTTATTAGCCACTATAAGAATTTTTTGGTCTTTATTAAAGCATGCTATCCATAAAGCGTATATCGTCATCATAGTAGTTTTACCAATCTGACGAGATGCTAATAATATAAAGAAACGATTATCTCTCATTTTACGTAAAGCTCTCTTTTGAGCTGAATGTAATTTTATTTTTTGCTTTCCTTCATCTAGTGATATTATATGAAAAAATTGTTCAGCAAAATACAGAAGATTCTTATTAGCCTTTTTAAGCTGATTAATTTGCTTCGGTGTATACTCAAACTCCGCACCTTCTGATGGGAGATTGGGGTTATTCATATAAATTTCTTTATTTTGTGCCATATTAGTATAAATATTTACATGTCTAATAGAAATAATCTAACCGAAATATGGGATGTTTACCAAAATAGTCTTCAAAAGCAAGAAGTTGTTTCTGAAGCAGCAGTAGGTACACAAGGACCTATAGAAGCTAAATCACGCAAGTCCCGCGGTAAAGCATTACCTGGTATGGATGGTGGAACTAAGAACTTTGGTACTAAGCCAGGACCAGGAGCTAAAATTACTAATAGTAAGGACGTCCATGGTTTTCAAAATGATAAAACATCTAGTACAGAAGAAGTAGATGGATACGAGCCAGCTTTAGATCCGAAGCATATGAAGAAAAAAGACCTTGAAGGCAATGCATATGGTGTTGGTATAAATAGTTCTGAACAATTTGATGAAAAGATTAGAAAAAGCTACATGGAGGGTATAAATAATAATATGAAGTCAGTATTTGATAAATTATTCGAAGAGGTCATGGGTACAGGAGCTGAAGATGCATCCGAAATGGAAGCACTCGGTATTGATGTAGACGTCGATGAGACAGAAGCCGCTGATACCGATGAAGTAACAATCACATTAGACAAGGACATGGCTAAACAGTTATGTGACCTTCTACAAGCAGCAATGGGCGAAGACGATGACGACGCCGAAGACATGGAACATGAAGATTATGAAGAAATGGAAGAAGATGTTGCTGAGGAAGCTTATGTTGATGCAGAACCTAAACCACTAGCCGATACTACAGCACATATGACTAAAGTTGCTGCTGGATCGAATAAAGTAAAGTCTACAGTAACTAGCAAAGCCAACAGCAAGAAAGCTGATGGTAAAGCCGGTGTAAAGGCTGACGGTGAGTTAGAGCCAGTAGCTGACGCTGTGCCACACCTTACTAAAGTTGCTGCAGGATCAAATAAAGTACACTCTACAGTAACCAGCAAGCCTGGTGTAGATGCAACTGCATAATTTTTAACCACATGACACAAAATTAGCTGTAACGTTTGTTACAGCTTTTTTTTTGCCTAAATAGATATATGGACAGTTTTGCTAAATTTTTCTCTCTTAGAGGCCCTCGACATAGAGGTCATGGAATGACTGATACGCATCATTCATACCGTCGTAAGCATCAAAATTTAGTAGCAAACAAGTATAAAGTAGATCACACTAAACATCAAGCTATAGAAAGGTTAAAGAAACAACCAGGTTCATGTCCTTGTACTCCTGATATGCTTGATTATATTAGAAAGACGTTTAAAATAGTACCCCATAGAGATAAACAACAGCAATTAGGTAAAACTGGTATATTAATGTTTTATAAACCTGAAGCTAAAGTTTTCATGTTAAAAAGATGAGTATAGACTATAACAATTGCTTTCCTGGATTAGTACAGGATGATCAGACTTGCTGGAGATTTACAGATAAAGAAAACCAGCAATATGAACGTACTTTGTTTAATAATTGGTGGAGAGAGATAATTAACCAATTTGGTATAGAAACTTCATATTATGTTAATACTTTTAATTTGTTATCTGCGGATAATATATATGGTGAAGATCCCACTAAGACATTTGCTCCTCCCATTAATTTTGTTATGGGGGTAAATTTAAATGAAAATGCTATAAATTTAAGTCAATTTGGTTTTTTAAGTGACGATGAAGTTACTGCATTTATTCACTATGAGTCATTTCAAGCATCATTTTCTGCTCAATTATCAAGCGTATGGGAATCTCAATATAATATTATAGAACCTAAAGCTGGAGATGTATTTCAATTATCTGAATATGGTGATGATAGGCCCGGTAATAGACAAGCTAAGTATTTTGAAATAACAGAAAAGCTTGATGAAGATATAGCTCAAATTAATCCTTTAGCTGGTCATTATGTGTTTTTAATTAAAGCTAAACGTTATGATTATAGCTTTGAGCCTGGTATACCATTTACCGGTGGTGCATTAGTTAATAGTAAGATATATGTAGATACTGGACCGTATTATCAAGATACCACTGTTAGTATAATAACTGGTGAGAGATATTCTCAAACTCGCTATGATGGAGTTACTGCATATGGTGTAGGAAGAATTTTTTCTGATGGTTATTCAAATGAATTTATTAATGAAGAAACTATTGATATAGATAAGTTTGATCCATATAGAAAGAAACTTCCATATATACAGTTTCAATATCTATCATCATCAGATGGTAAAAATACCCCATTCCAGGCTACTACTGCTATTGATACTTTTGATTTCTTAGACTACGGAGTTCCGGAAATAGAAGGAACGTATATTTTAAATAATGATAACGGTACTTTAAAATGGACAAGAAATAGTGATGGAGATGATTATATTTTCCAAAAAGCCGGTGGGACTAATTTAGGTACCTCTAGTGCTACAGCGAGTTGGGATCTGCTTAAGCAGGGAGTTAATCAAGGTTCTTCATCATCTGATTCTGCACCTTACCCTTGGCTAGCAGTTTGGCCAGATACATTCTTTAGTACCGGTAGTCAGCCTGTATTTAAACCAACAGGTGCGATAGTTGGTACATTATCTAGTCAGGTTTGGACTTCTAATTTCGTTACTCAAATTTCTGGTAATCAGCAAATTTATGAAGATAGCTTTGCAGGTAGATTATCCGGATTTACTAATCCACAAACAGATCTTAAGAAAGATAACTATAACGAGTATAATGTAGATGATTTTAGTAAAGAAGACGTTTTTGATATGTCTCAAAATGATACTGATGTCTATGGGGATTACTATTAAACAGTGATTTTACAGGTATACTATCATATAACTAACACCAAACAAATGGGGTCTCCCTTAATCTCCTGCACCGTTTTTTGCAAAAATTAAAGAAAATTGTATATTTTGGTTATTTGACTAGAAATTGTTCTAAAAAATTGTCTGCTTGTTTAGAGTCTTCAAATACTATTTCGTGGTCTTCCCCAGTAGTCCGTTCAGTAAATATATAAACTAAACTTTTAGAATCCTTAACAGGTTTAATTATTTTTAAACTATACGGTAAGCCTCTTTTAAAGTACTTTCTATGCCGTGTAGTATTGTTTAGAAAATTACTACCAGGAATGTATTTCATTCTCCTTGCCCTTTAAAGATTGTTTAATATTGAACTTCATATCTTCATATCTTTCATCAATATATTTTTGAAATACAATAGGTTTAATCCAAGAATTACTTTTCTCAGTATTAATACCACGTTTTTCTGCAAAGTCGGCAGCTACATTTACACCATACATTAAACAAGCAAATCGAGCTATATAATCCAAGTCGTTTTCTTTTTCTAGTTTAAGTAACTCTTTATTATTTTTTTTATTAGCCATATCTAAATTATACTATAGTTCCTATGATATTACTGTTCCATTTTTTCTAAACTTCCAAGAACTGCTCCAATAAGAAAATAAACATTTTCTTTTTTATTAGTAGAAGTTTCTAAAATATTTAGAACTGTATCAACTTGACTTTTAAGATTACGTTTAATTTGATTAGTTGCAAGTCTAATATTAGGGTCATCATTGTTTTTAGAAACTTGTAACTGTTCTATCTCAATCATTAGACATTCTCTTAATATTTTTAGTAAGGATATATCTTTCCAACCGCGAGATGCCATTCCGGCTTTTAAAAGTTCAGTTTTTTCATAAGGTAAAGTACTATTAAGAACATCTACTAGTCTTTGAACTTCTAGCTTTTTTTCTTCTGGTAGATGCGAAGTTATAGATGATGGTACTTCTTTGGTTTTAGATTCTAATTCGCTCATTTGTCCTTAAAATATATCGGTTCAGTCACCATTACCGTAGTTACATTAATATCACATTTAACCGACTTACCACATTTAATACAATCGAAAGTATTTACCTGATCAAATCTGAAGTCAATTGATTGCTGTATAGTTTCATCACAAGGACATTTAACCTGTACCATATTTCTATTAGCTTCTTTTAGTTGTTGAATTTTAATATTTTCTAAATCTTTAATTAATCTATTTGTATAGATACGATTATAAAAATAAAAAGCAACGAACTGTAAAATAGTTGCTGTAGACCATACTAACCAAAAAAGTTCACTCGAGAAGAAAAGAGCTATAAGTGTACTCAATCCAACGGTTAACCCTAGAGAAGCTAAAACCTTAAGAATACTATTCATTACCTTTAATTATAGATAATGTCTTATCGAAATCAAGTAAAGATTTAGTTATATCTTTAAGATTTTGCTCTAACTTATCTAATACTTTCTGCTGCTTCTCTCCTTTTAATGTAGGGTTTTGTTTAGCTATTTCAATATCTCGCTGTAAGTTACTAACATTTAAAAAAGCATCAGCAGCTATAGCATCAATACTATCTAAAGGATACGGCACACCAGTATCATGTGTATTTGGTAAACCATTTGCGCGTCGAGTAAAGTCTGCTAACGTAGTAGCACCTGCGTCTAATGGGTTGGTCCCTAATCCAGTCATTTGTCTGTTAATATCTGGTATCTCAGAATCTTCAAATAATCGTTGCTTCATGTATATATTTATACGTTGCAGCATAAATATAAATATGACCATCTACAGTAAAAGATTTAAAAAGATATTAAAAGAGCAAGATGATGAACTTGACGTAGATATTGATGTTACAGATACTGAAGCAGCAGATGCAGAGCTAGATACGATGTCAAGCGATGATTTAGGAGCTGATACAGGCGATGTTGCTACATCAACAACTATGACTGACCAACAAAGACAAATGTTCGAAGAACTTAAAAGTTGGGTAGAAGAAATGGATAAGTTTGCAGAATATGTTAACGGTACGGAAAATAGTATTACAACTAAAATTAATTCAGCAGAATCTGATACAATTTATAATAGCATTGCTAATGCTGAAACAAAAAAGATGGCAAGAGTTGCTATGGAAGTAATGTCATTAAGTGAAATATTAAAAGGTTATTTAGCAGGTGCTAATGATCCTAAATATAGATACAACTAAGGAATATTATGTTTAATAAAGATACAGATTTAATTTTTGAAGCTTACCGTACACAAACCGTTGAAGAAGGTAAGATGAAAGACATAGCTACTGCTATTGAAATGGGCGATGATGTAGATGAGATTATTAAGGATTTAAAACTCGACGATACTGAAGAGATTAGAAACTACATTACAAAAGAACGGGATGATTTTTATGAAAAGGGTGAACGTGCTGATGCTATAGACTCTGAAGATATGGAATCTTGTAGTGAAGAAGATGAGCCAGATGATGAAAAGAAAGAAAAACAAAGAGCAGGCTTAGCGCATGCAAGAGCAGTTGCAGATCATTATGAAGATGATCCAGAAGAAGATGCAGAGAGATGCCCTATTACCGGTAAGTTAAGAAAGAAAAGTCAAGATGAAGAAGATTCAGAGCCCAGTAGTGAAGAAGACGAAATTGATGATCCTTCTGTAGCAAATGATATGGTTAAAGCTCTACAAGATATAGCTAATGAACTTAGAAGTTTAAATCAGTATGTTGACTTTATGTCTACTGGTACTCGTACTCGTGGAGGCTCTAGAGCAGCTGCTCAGCCTATTGACGGTCCATTAAGTTAATTATTTTTTATCTCAGTTAATAATAATTTAGCTTTAAGACCTGAATATGTATTTTTTAATATAAATTCAGGTCTTATTTTATCTCTACTTCCTGCAACACAAATATCATTAAAGTCTTTAAACTGTTTTAATTCTTTCGGCCATATAAATACCTTTTCATTATTTTCAGCTAATATAATACTTTTATTCAATGCAGCTGTATCTTGATATTGATTATCTAATACATAAACTTTATCATAAAAATTTAGTCGATTAATTTGCTCTTTCTGACGTGCAGTAAATATTTTATTGCTTCGTTCAGTTATACCGCAAGTAGCTAAACCATTTTCTACAAAATAACTATCTATAGGTCCTTCAAATATAAACACACTATCAATATTAGGATTAATATTATGTATACCGTATAAGCATCTTTCAGTATTCATCTTAGAAAGGTACTTCGGTCGTTCATGTAAATCTTTATTAATTAATCCTCTAGTTTGATAATAAACTATTTTATTATTTTCGTCATAGAAAGGTAAAACTAATCTATTTTTATGTACAGGGTCATTTAAAGATAAATAAAACGTTTTTGGACTATTAATACCTTTATCTAGACGTCTAGTATTAATACAATGTAGCGCCATAGTTACAACAGGATTACCTTTATAATATTCTACCTGTGCTTTATCTGATAGATTAATACAATCCTTAGGTAGAGTCTCGCTATTAATTATTTTCTTTACTTCCGGCTCTTCATTAACAGTAGGTAATATATCTACATCAAACTCTTTTACTTCGCTAACTATAGCTTGTAAAGGTTTATTAGTAACATCAGCTATAAAGGGTAACGGCTTTTTACTATAACCACAGTTATGACAATAAGCTAATTCCTTTTTAGGTATATAATAAAAACGTTTTTTCCTACCCCATGAATCGCCTTCTTTACAGATAGGGCAGCATCCATTATAAGTATGATTAAACTTATTATATGTAATCTTATATATATTTTCGTATAAGACTTTTACTACATATTGCTCAGGAATAGGTACCATACACTTATTATAATATAAGGTAGGTAAATATCAATCCTAAAGATTGTCCATCGAGCGCTGTGTAATGTTATTTGCTCCGCTATGTACTGAATTAAAGTCTGCAACTATATTGCCTTCCTTATCTTTAATACTTACTATACCCTTTTTAATTATATGCCCTGTAACGGGATCAGAGAAAACTGCTTGTTCATAGGTATTACCTTGATGCTCAAAACTATTATATACTGGTCTTGCTGTCTCGCCTGTATAAGGTGATCTAACTTGTGTCGGATTTACAAAATCATTTGGGTTGTAATTGCTCATATAATTATTTAAGAAAGCAAATCAATTAATCTATTTTTTTCAAAAAACGTTGTAAACCATTTCTGATCATATTTTAAAATATTAGTAAACCAACATTTTTTACTAAGAGCTAAAAACTCAGTAAAATTTGAATCAAAAGAACATTTTTTTAATTGATTCTTCACATATGATTCTTCTTCTGCATCTTTTGAAAGAAAGACTAATTTTAAATTTCGAGAATAAATTTCATTCTCTTCTTCTGTAAGTCTTACTATACCATCTAAAAACTTTCCAATTTTTACTTTACCAAATCCTTTTATTCCTGGAATATTATCGCTTTTATCTCCTTGTATAGCTTTTACTTTAATAAAATCTTCCGGATCATATTTTAGCTTGTCTATAAAATTATCTAAATTTATTTCAAATTTTCGAATAGGATCATATACTACTGTTTCTTCACTAATAAGCTGACAGAGATCTCTATCTACCGTTACTATAACATGTTCATAATCTACAAAGTAGTTGTCTATAATACCAATTACATCATCTGCTTCATAATCGCGTGGATATATAGAAGGTATGCCCATATGCTGTAAAAACTCTTTTATAAGTTCGTTCTTATCATGCACGCTTGGATCTGCATCTCTGTTACCCTTATAATCCTCTAAAAGTTCTTTACGTTTATTTTTTCTATAATCAGGTTTTTCATCCCATACGCATATGACTTTATCGGGCTTATACATATCAGTATAGCTTTTTATAGCATTAAGAAACATATAAACATGAAAGTTTTCTGACTTCTTAGCCATATTATTAGCAACCCAATAAACTCGGTGAACTAAATTATTACCATCAATTGTTAAGATTTTTTTCATATTGAGCTTTTACAACTTTAAAAACGTCTTTAGGTAATTTTTCTACAAATTTAATTATTTCCTTTTCTATACCTTCATTAAAATCTTCAACTGTAACCGAAATATTTTTCATTTCAGGCATTGATAAAAAATTATAATTATGTTCCTCTTTCTCTACTAAAGCAAACATTTGACCTGCATAATCACCGTGGTGTACGGCAAAGAGCTTACCTGCCTTTTTGTAAGTAGTATTCGACATATTCTCTGAGTTCCTCTTCTATATTATTATACAACGGTTCCCATATTAGTTCACTTCTAATTTTTGTACTATCTATACTGTATCTAAAGTCATGACCTAATCTATCTTCAACAAACTTAACACAATGATCCATGTCTTTTTGAAAAATTTTGCATAGAATATCTACTAACTCTAAATTAGTTAGTTCATTACCAGTGCCTATATTATACACACCTGGCTTACCTGTAGTAGCAACTGTCCAAACTGCAAGATTATGGTCGTGTACATGAATCCATTCTCGTACATTAGAACCTTCACCATATACTGGAATTTTCTTATCATCTTTTAGAGCATTTATAATAGTTGGTATGAATTTTTCGCTATGTTGGTTAGGTCCAAAATTATTACAACAACGAGTTATACTAATGTCTAGATTAAAAGTTTCAATATATGATAGACACATCAGGTCACTTGAGGCCTTTGAAGCAGCATAGGGAGACCTTGGAGATAACGGGGTCTCTTCAGTAAATGAAGGGTCATTCCAACCTAAATGACCATAAACTTCATCTGTTGAAATATGAACAAATTTACCATAACCATTGTTAATTTTTCTATAACATTCTAGAAGATTTTGAGTACCTAAAACGTTAGATTCTACAAACACAGAAGGTCCAGATATACTGTTATCTACATGAGATTCAGCCGCAAAATGAAAAATATAATCAAATTTATCTTGCTTAAGAAAAATATTTTCTAAAAATAATGAATCTTTAAGATCAATAGTATGTTCTTCATTACAAAGACCTTTTACGTAATCTTTATTAGATGCATAACCATTTTTATCAATATTAACTATATAATCTTCTGGAAAATTATCTCTTAGAAATCTAATAAAATTTCCCCCTATAAAACCATAACCACCTGTAACTAAAATTCTTCTTTTATCTGCTACCATCTATATACTCTTTCAATTTATCAGTGGGTGTAAAATTTAGCCATTCTTTTAGTCTTGTATTATCTGCTAAAGTTATATCTGCTTCTGCTTTACGTTTCGGTAAATGAACCGTCATATTACCTATCATGTTAGCTACTTCAACAATAGAATAATTTGTACCTGTACCTACATTAATAGTTTTTCCTATAATTTTAGAATTACCACTTTCAGCTGCTCTAACATTAGCTTCAACTATATCTTCAACATGGGTAAAGTCTCTTCTTTGTTGACCATCTCCAATTATAGTCATTGGTTCATTGTTCCTTGTCTGTCTCATAAATATACCAACAACAGGAGCATATTGACCTCTTAGCGGAGACCTATCACCGTAAACATTAAAATATCTTAATATAACAGTTTCGAGATCAAAAAGGTTAGTAAACATTTTACATAATTCTTCACCCCCGGTTTTAGTAACTGAATATGGATTAAGGCAATCATTAGGCATTTTTTCATTTAGTGGCGGGCTATTT